GGTCATGGGGGCGGGGTAGGTGTCGGATTCTGGCGATTCGTGGGTAAACCTACCAGATAGTCAATTGTTATAACATCTGTTATAACTTTGTAACCTATCTATTGCGATCACACCTAAACCTGTTAATATGTGAACCATCAAAGCCAAGACCGGTTTGATTGGTTATCGCAACACCATTACAAGTTTGCGCATTTTATAAGGTAACAAGTTATGTCAAAGGTAAATGAAGCGAAAGCAATTCCAACCCGTTTTACTCCCGAAGTAGCGGCGGCGATCACTAGCCTAATGAAGGCGACTGAAGCGGTAGACCTTAAAAGGGACAGCGTTATTGATACACTGAGAGGGGCAGGCATCAAGTCTACCGATTTCATCAGCCCAAGAAGTGAAAAATCAACATCAACTCCCGAATTATACGCGGCGTTCAAGGCGGCTATAGTGAAAGGGTTTCCAGCGGCCAAGCGCAAACTACTGGCCGCTCCGAATGGATCGCTAAGTAAAGAGCAAATGGTACTGCGGCGGGAATACCAGCAGTCTATTGGCGGGCACATAGGTGCATTCAAGCGCGATATAGCGAATAAGGAACCGGAAGGGATAGCCAAGGCCAAGGCCAAGAAGGAAGCCGGTAGAGCGGCTCAACAGCCCACCGGCCAATCCAAGGCGGCAGGATCGGCGGCCAAGGTACTGGAGTCGCTCCAGCAGGCGGCCAAGCGAGCGCAGGCAATCGAAGAGCCGGAGTTTGATGTAGTAGAGCTGATTAACCTGTTAGCTAAGGCCCAGCAGATTGTAGTTAAACACTAGCCACCACCGGCCAAGGATGGCCATTCAATAGGAGTAAGTTATGAGAGACCAAAATCCAGCCATGAAATATCTGGCTCAGAAACGATTTGAGCAACAGCAATATGACCGTAGACAATCCATTATATGTTTCACTGTTATTGGCCTTGGCATTGTAGCCATGACCGCTTTTTTCCTAATCGTTTAATCACCAGCCCCTTTCGAGGGGCTTTTTTTTCGCCTATCAAAAAGTCGGCTGATACCAGTTCTAGCCTCCGCGATGCGCCTCGCTGCATGCCTCGTTCTGCGGGGCGGGTTGATACCAGTTGTGGCTGCCGCGTTGCGGGTCGCACAGCATGGCACGTTAGCGCGTGGACAGTGTGGTTTGTTATAACACGTGTTATAACTTTTTGCTGATACCAGTTATGGCTATCGCGTGGCGGGTCGCAATGTTACTTTTACAATGTTACTTTTTTTCTTGTAATGTTACCGCAATGTTACCTTTTTTTCGGCCAAAAAGTAACAATACAAAAAGTATCTAAACGTGCTGTTTCGTGACAATGCATGACTAGGCATATGCGGAAAATGGCCTTTTTTATACTCTTTTTAATAAATAATTTATAATGTTACCTTTTACAAAAATAGTATCCGGCGTTCAAAAAATCCTCCCTTTGTTACCTCCCCTTTCACCTTAAAATAATACCCTCATATTTCCACGAAAAAGGTAACAAAGTAACATTGTATATAAATCAGTAACTTACAGACCACACGTAGGTACACAATGGTACAACGTAGTACACTACACCGTTACACACTAAACAACACGTTTGTGTACCATTTGACATAAGCCGTCATTCCTGTATAATGGTTTTAGTAGGTCGAGTTATGGCCTACGGGGCGACACAGCTAAACGTGTCAACACAAGAAGTTATAACACATGTTATAACAAACCAATCGGAGCAATACAGTTATGAGCGAAGCACTGAGGCACGCGGAGATTCACCACCAGAACAAGGTGCGTGAGATAGTTGGTAAGCAGAACCGCGAGTTGAAAGAGATGTCCCTTGTACTCAAGAGTGCAGTCGTTGCATTGCACAAGGGCAAAGCAGATGTTGTAGACGCGCTATTGGAGCAGGTCATATACGACATAAACAAAAAGTTATAACACGTGTTATAACAAATCAATCGGAGCAATACAGTTATGAACAATCTAAATCAAATGGTAGCAACAACGGCACCACAGGCAAGCGCACCATCAATCGGATCGAGTGCCATGTTGGGAGAGTTGAAGATCAGTTGCTGGACTGGACGCAAGAAAGACAAGTCAGCATCCGCGTCAGTGACGAGCCAGAACTACGCCGATAACGGTACGGCATCAGTCAATAAGAAGTTACTGGGTAACTGTGACGAGTTGACCGCCATACAGAAATTCGTGGCCAACGCACGCAACATCCACTACAGCATGACAATGCCGTGGAGCGATCTGGGTATGCGACTGTTACCCACCGCGCAGTACTTCAAGTACCACCAACAGATGACCGAGTTGCAAAACGAGTTCGAGCGCATGGTCGATACGTTCTGTAACAACTATACATGGGAGGTGAGCAGGGCACAGGCACGGATCGGTAGTTTGTTTCGAGCCGATGACTACCCGACCGAGGCGTCAATACGTAGCAAGTTCGCGTTCAACATCTCGTACATACCGCTACCCGAGGCCGGTGACTTTCGTGTGGACGTGGGCAACGAGCAACGTGACGTGTTGGAGTCACACTATAACGACTACTACAGTAAGCAGTTGGATTCCGCGATGGGTGATGTGTGGGATCGTACGTACAAGGCACTGTCTAACATGTCCGAGCGACTAGACTATGGTGGCGATGACAAGAAGAAAGTGTTCCGCGATTCGCTAGTGGAGAACGTGCTCGACATGGTAGAACTGCTTAACGTGTGTAACGTATCAGGTGACAGCCAGATGTCCGAGATGGCGCGTAAGCTAGACGACACGCTACGCGGTGTCACTCCCGATGGGTTACGTAACAACGAGGGGTTCCGCGCCGAAACCAAACGGGCAGTGGACGATGCCATCAAGTCACTACCATCACTGGGGATGTAATCATGAGCAAAAAATATTCAATCGCAGTGTGGGACGTACAGTTCTACAAAGTTGACGAGGACGGTAACGAGTTACTCAACGAGGACGGTAGCGTCAAACTGTTCACCGAGGGGGGCAACATGGACTTATCGTACATAGCTGAACACGTTACTGACGATGAGTTATGGGAGGTAGAATAATGTATTACGTTGAAGCCTATGATTCAAACGACCGTCAGATACTGGGAAACCTTGACGGTCAAACGGTGCTACGTGTGCGCAACTACAAGCGCACCAAGCACTACAAGAACCTACGCACGCTACGTACGCACCGCGTGTCGTATTACAATATCGTGGCCGTTGATGGCCGCATTGTTGAAACGCTGTAACTAAACCGAAAGTTATAACACGTGTTATAACAAAACAATTGGAGCAATACCATTATGAATACACAATCTATGTACGCATTATCGCTAGACCAAATCGCCAACGCTATCGCTACTGTTGGCCACCAACGCACCATACTCGTACAGGGTCACATGGGTAACGGTAAGTCATCACTGCTCAAGACGTTAGCAGATAGATTCCCTACCCACACGCCATGCTACTTCGACTGTACCACCAAGGACTTGGGTGACATCAGCATACCATCACTCAATACCGACGAGGGATTCGTGACATACCTACCCAATGAGGAGTTCGGTATACACCACGGCAAGCCACTGATAATTAACATTGATGAGTTAGGGAAGGCTAATCCCGCAGTTAAGAATGCTCTCAACATTACTATGCTAGAGCACAAGGTAGGTACAAAGAAGTTACCAGAGGGTAGCATTGTGTTTGCCACTACTAACCTAGGCGCAGAGGGTGTGGGCGACCTACTACCACCACATTCACGTAATCGCATCACTGTAATCACTGCACGCAAGTCTACCAGTGACGAGTTTATCGACTGGGGTATCAGCAACGGTGTCGATCACAGTGTGCTCGGTTTTGTGCGCGAGTTCCCGCAGGTGTTGCAAGGCTTCGAGGACGTGAAGAACCCCGATGACAACCCGTACATCTTCCACCCCAAGCAGTCGCGTGCCGCGTTTATCACCCCAAGATCATTGGAGGCCGCGAGTGACGTGCTCAAGTTACGCGATCAGTATGACGATCACACCCTGACAGCTTTACTTATGGGTACTATCGGTGACCGTGGCGCTATGGATATGATGGCGTTTGTGAAGCTGGCCGACCAACTACCGAGCCTACAGTCTATCAAGGACGATCCGCTCAATGCCAAAGTACCCGAGTCAGCATCAGCCGTGTGCATGACAGTGTTCCGTGCTATGGGTGCGATGCAACGTGACTGGGTCGATGCGTGGGTGACGTACATGCAACGTCTCGACAAGGAGGCGCAAGGTCTGTTCGCCAATGGCATACGTGCTAACTCGTATGCACACCGCGATGTTGTGATGCAGAGCAAGGAGTTCACCGCGTGGGCTATGCAGAACAACTACATGTTCGCAAGTGACAAGGTATAGGAGAGAGACTATGTTGACTATAGGTAAACAACTTACTGCGGAGGAGCGACTGTCAAAGGCAGTCGTTGCCATCATGGGACACCCGAGATACACAGCACTAGCAGGTGTGTTGATGATCGGTGAGAAAACTATCGAGGACGATGTACCGACAGCGTGTACCAACGGGCGTGATGTGAAGTACGGACGTGCATTCGTTGACGGACTGACCGATGCCGAATTGCGTGGGCTAGTACTGCACGAGGACGAGGGGCACAAGCTACACCGCCACCTTGAGATATGGAAGTGGATGTATGAGATTGATCCGCATCTAGCTAACTGCGCGTGTGACTACGTTATCAACATCAAGATCGTCGATGACAACAGGCATGACGGGTTCGCCGAACTACCCGAGGGTGGGCTAGTCGATGAACGGTTCCGTGGTATGGACAGCGCACAGGTGTTCAACATCCTACGCAAGGAGCAGGACGAGCAGTCGCAAGACGATCAGGGTGGTGGCTCACAGGATAACGAGTCAGAGGGTGATGGTGAACCTACCAGCTCTCCCGGTGGTGGTAGCGCAGGACTTGACGAGCATGACTGGGAGGGTGCGCAGTCTCTATCCGATGAGGACAAGCGTGAGTTGGCGCGTGACATTGACGAGGCTATACGTCAGGGTGCTATGGCCGCAGGTAAGATGGGCGGTACAGGCAACCGCGATCTCGACGAGTTACTACAGCCACAGATTGATTGGCGCGAGGTGTTGCGTGAGTTCATACAGAACACGTGTGCAGGTAGCGACTACTCTACATACGCTCGACCCAATCGCAGGTTGATGAGTCAGGGTATCATCATGCCTAGCGGTATCAGTGAGCAGGTGGGTGAGTTGGTCATTGCCATTGACACGTCAGGCTCTGTCGGACAACGAGAGTTGACAGCGTTCCTGTCTGAGGTCAAGGGTGTATGCGACACAGTCAAACCTGACAAGCTACGCCTACTGTACTGGGGTAGTAGTGTTGTGGGTGACGAGGCATACGACATGCACGATCTAGACAATCTGGTCAAGTCTACCAAGCCTATGGGTGGTGGTGGTACCGATGTCAACTGTGTCACGCAGTACATGACCGACGAGGGTATCAAGCCTCAAGCGTGTATCGTTCTGACCGATGGCTACTTGTACTCTGGATGGGGTGATTGGACTTGCCCCGTACTCTGGGCGATACTGGACAACAAGAGCGCAGTGCCCGACGAGGGTAAGGCAGTACACATCAAGTCGAGGGATATGCTATGACAGCTAGGCTGATAAAGTTTATGGGTTCGCACCCTGAGTTAACAACAGGACACATGTACTCCGCGAGGGAGTACGCTAAGGTTGCGAACATCAAACCAAATGCTATGTCTACTAGGCTACACAGGGTGTTGGAGGTGCGTGACTCGCATCTGCGCCCTATGTACCAGAACTATGACTACGAGGGCAAGGCTATCAACAGGTCAGCAGATCGCCCGTTGAAGAGTTCTTTCGAGACACATGCAGAGAAGTTATCAGGTAAATGGTTAAACAGGAGATTGATATGAGCGATAACAATTACAAGCAAGCCCCGAAAGATTGCCTCCGGCATACTGCGGAGGAGATGCGTATGGAGTGGGCAGAGGCTGTCAACACTGTGGACGAGGCGTTGGAGTTCTACTATGAACACGTCAGAGATACACCAGTGGACAGTGACTATGACCGCAATGACGTGGGGACAGTGCAACGTGCGTGGCAACGCGTACAACAGGGGTAAGGTATGGACGATAAAGAGAAAGAAGACTACGGGTATAGAGCACTCGCACTATGTGTACTTGTTGCATACCTAGTAGTAAATCAAATGGTAACTAACTAGAAGTTATAACACGTGTTATAACAAAACAACTCGGAGCAATATTATGGCTATGTATAATTATGGGCTAGACAGTTTCACGCACGTGGAACATTTGTATAACAACACCAAACCAATCAGGGGTACTAACATAGTGCCTCTCGGGGATCGCAGACGTAGGTGGGAGTGCATCATCAAGGTGTCCCCACACCAGTACGTGTTATCAGATTACGGTAATCCCACGCACTATGCCGCCTCCACCCCAGCAGTGGTCTGGACTCGCAATGCCGATGGCACTGACACAGTGCAATTCCGTAACGAGAGTGGTGACGGCGCACACAATGGCAGGTACTCGTTCCTTGATCGTTGTATGCCTATGGGCATGAAGTTTATCGTAGACAGCGGCAAGCAGTACGTGCGTTGTGATGGCAACCGCTACTACCTACCCAAGGATGAGTACAAGCCGGTGGTGTTTACCATCAGTAAACAGAATCCAGTCGCAGGGCACCGACACAACGGGGTATGGACATTGACGAGCGACCCGCACCCTGTACCTGTCATACGAGTACGTGTTAACAAAGAAGTCAAGGCACCGTACAAGAAAGCTATCGACGAGTACTTGCACTGGGCGTGGACTATGACCCCGATACTTGAAGGCACTATGAACTGGGAGTCAAACCGCGAGGCAACGCGGTGCGCTAATGCAGTCAAGGGTGACATGTTCCTATGTATGCTGATGAACGAACAGCACGAGGCTCGTACCGATATGGTACACGCGTTCCTGTGTGAGTTAGCAGATAGCATGGGTAACAGATACTGGTCTGGGTTCTCTGACAATAACGTCAGCCTAACAAGTGACCCTAAGAAGTTCCGCACCAAGTTCAACACGTGGATCAACTACTATGGCGAGTTCAATGACTCCTTTGAAGAATACAGAGAGGTGAAATAACATGGCTGAATCACATTATTCGTACAACGATGAGGGGAAGTACTGTCTATATACAGTTGCTGACGCACAGAAGATTGCCCTGCCTTCACCCGCAGGTAACGCGACAAACCGTAAAGAGTTGAATTGGTTTATCAATGAGATAAAGAAAGCCTTCAGAGGTTGTGAGGTACGCCCTGACCACGAGAACAATGCCCGAGACATGGTGTATCACGTTTACTACCCCGAGGACGAATACACTATGGGTTGGATAGACGTGGGGTTCTGTCATACCAACGAGAAGATGGTGTACCGTGTGTACAGTAGAGACATAACCAATAACAAGCACACCAACTACTCTTCGGAGTTCCGTACAAAGATCACTGCCCTACAGGGACAGGCCAAGCAGAACGCAAAGAAGTACTTGCGCAGGTGTACGCACAGTGAGGTAGTGCTTGCCAGTAGGACTAAGTGTAGGAGTGCATTAATGCACGCGGTAGATGATACTCAAGATAAGCATTGCAAAGCGTGGACGCGACTGTTAGGTGCGAGGTGGGACAAGACAAAGGAAGAAACGACCACTCCAATACTCAATGAGATGTACATGCTGTTGGACTCTGGACATGAGTTCTTAGATAAGACTGTGCCAGATAACCTAACGTCTCTACGTGTGGCCAAGGAGGTGAAAGATCAATCCAAGGCTGACGCAGAGATGCCTATGTATGCTGTACGAGTATACGAGAGGTTAGGCAAGCAAGCGTTCGATGTGTGTCCCGTGGGAGATATGCACAATATGGAGAGAACTAGGTTGTTGGAGTTTGATACTTACTATGATGACTTACCCGATGGCGTGTTGGGTAAGCTGTCTACTCTGTCTATATGTGGGGTGGGAGACTACATACCGCAGGTTGGGTATCGCCACAGTGAGGCTCTGTTCTATGTCACGCAGTGATACAATATGGGACGATCCGACAGAGATGCCTAACGCTTACCGCGTTTCTACGCTGGGGTACACTAACAGTATCGAGGTAACGTGTTTAGGTATGAATTGTGTTGACTCGGAGTGTGAGGGGTTATATGATCTGGATGAAGATGTACCGGAGTGGCTTGAAGAAAGGCTCTCGGTGCTGATGATGTGTGACCCTACACCGCCCACCGAACCTGTAGAGGGTATTGGTAGGCGTATCGACGAGCACACGTTTTGGGTATTTAAATAGATAGTTAACTACATAATAGGATGTATATATGAAACTTAGAATTGCAATCGCATTAGTCGCTACTACTGTAGCTTATTCAGCCGTAACTCACGCGACATGTACTTATAGAGATGACGCTTGGGGTAACACTACGTATAGCTGTGACAGTGGACAGAGTGGTACGTTACGCACCGATGCTTGGGGTAATACCCGTGACTCTGGTACTGGGCTTACGTACAACAAAGATGCGTGGGGTAACACCCGTAGTAGTGATGGGACTACTTACCGTACCGATGCGTGGGGCAACCTGCGGGGTAGTGATGGGACTAGCGCAAGGAAAGATGCTTGGGGTAACACGGTCATAACCAACGGTAGCACTACAACTACTTGCCGCACGAATGCTTGGGGTAACGTAGTCTGTAACTGATACCAGTTCTCGACGAAAAGGAGAGGGTTATGGCGATGACGCCAGAAGGGAAAGTTAAGAAGAAGATCGTTGAGCAACTGAAAGCGTTAGGGTGCTACTACTTTTTCCCTGCTACTGGGGGATACGGTAAGAGCGGAGTGCCTGACATAGTAGGTTGCTACAACGGGAAGTTCTTTGGGATCGAATGTAAAGCGGGTAAGAACACACCAACAGCTTTACAGGAGAAGAATCTCAGGGAGATAAGCGAAGCGTACGGAATCGCGTGCGTAGTTAATGAAGACAACATGAATGATATTAAACAAATCCTCGGAGGATAGTATGAGTATTAATGATGCAACACCCGCCGATTGGGATCGGTTACGTAAACTCGGCCCTGCCATAGAAAAGACTGGGCTAGAGCATTGGGGCACGGCTATGGCCGACACGTCCGATGATATGGTCAACCACCCCAACCACTATACCTATGGCAATATCGAATGTATTGAGGGTATAGAAGCAAGCATGACTGCCGAAGCATTCCAAGGGTACTGCAAGGGTGCCTGTCTGAAATACCTTTGGAGGTACGAGCGAAAGGGCAAGCCGTTAGAGGACTTGCAGAAAGCGCAGTGGTACCTAAACAAGTTAATAGAGGTTATGGACTATGAGTAAGGGTAGCCGTCAGCGCCCTACTGCTCAGGCGTTCTGGGAAAACTGGGATAAGGTGTTTGGGGATAAGGAAGCCCCTAAGCATATCACCGAAGCCGAACACAAGGCAGACATGGAAGTAGTGGACATAGAGGAGGATGAAGATGGACTTGATAACGGTTGACTTTGAAACGTATTATGACAAGGACTTCTCTCTCCGTAAGATGACAACAGAAGCCTACATACGTGACCCTCGTTTTGAGGTAGTGGGTGTAGGTGTAAAGGTAAATAACAATGCTACAGAATGGGCTAGTGGTACGCACGAAGAACTTAAAGAATACTTACATACATTCGATTGGGGTTCATCTGTACTACTATGTCATAACACTTTGTTTGATGGCGCTATTCTTAGTTGGTTATTTGACGTTCATCCTCGCGTTCTTACTGACACCCTTTGTATTGCTCGTGCTCTTCACGGTGTTGAAGTTGGCGGCTCTCTCCATGCGCTTACGCAGAGATACGGCCTCGGCGCTAAAGGGACAGAAGTACTAGATGCGATAGGTAAGCGTAGGCTGGACTTCACTGATGCGGAGTTAGATAAGTACGGCGACTACTGCATCAATGATGTGGAGTTAACCTATAAGCTGTTTAATGTTATGGGCAGAGGGTTCCCCAAGGGGGAGTTACGCCTCATAGACTGTACGCTACGTATGTTCGTGGAGCCTGTACTGGAGTTGGACTTAGGGCTACTTGAGCAACACTTGGAAGACACCAAGCAGATAAAAGAAGACCTAATAACGTCTTCTGGTGTTACTAAGAAAGAACTTATGAGTAATCCTAAGTTTGCCGAATTGCTTGAGGGGCTAGGCGTTATACCCCCTACAAAGATAAGCCTTACCACTAACAAAGAGACGTTCGCGTTCGCTAAGAATGACGAGCAGTTTAAGGCATTGGAGAACCACTCCGACCCTAAAGTGCAAGCACTCGTAACTGCTAGGCTATGCACCAAGAGGACGCTTGAGGAATCACGTACTGAGAGGTTAAGAGGGATAGCTAAACGCGGACTTCTCCCGGTACCTGTAAGATACTACGCGGCACACACTGGTAGGTGGGGTGGCGATGACAAGATCAACATTCAGAATCTACCTAGCCGTGGTGTGAATGGTAAGAAGTTAAAGAACAGTATGCTTGCCCCCGAAGGGTACATGATGGTTGACTGTGACTCGTCGCAGATCGAAGCGCGTGTACTGGCGTGGCTTGCAGGGCAGGATGATTTAGTCCAAGCGTTTACCGATAAGGAAGACGTGTATATAAAGATGGCGTCTAAGATATACAACATACCAGAAGAAGCGGTCACGAAAGACCAACGCTTTGTAGGTAAGACTACTATCTTGGGTGCAGGATATGGCATGGGTGCGGTACGCTTTGCAGACCAGCTACAGTCGTTTGGTACCCACATGGACGTAGAGGAAGCACGCAGGGTAATCCGAATCTACCGAGACGCTAACTGGAAGATAAACACGTTATGGCGTGACTGTCAGAACATGCTGGTTGAGATGTCGCGTGGTAACTCCGGTAGTCTCGGCCCCAATGGGATAGTTAAGTACGGGGCTGATGGGCATAATGGTTGGATACTACTACCGTCTGGACTCAAGATGCGGTATGACGACTTACAGTACGAGCAGGGTGAGCGTGGGCCGGAGTTTAAGTATAAGACTCGGCGCGGGTACACTAGGATATATGGCGGTAAGGTCACAGAGAATATATGCCAAGCGATAGCTAGATGTATCATTGGCGATCAGATGTTAGCGATTGCTAAAAGGTATAAGGTCGCTTTGACTGTACATGATTCCGTGGTATGTTGTGTACATGAGGACGAACTTAAAGAAGCTACACGTTACATTGAAGAGTGTATGAGTAGCACCGCACCTTGGGCGGAAGGCTTGCCTATCACGTGCGAATCAGATAATGGTAAATCATACGGAGAAGCGGCAGGATGAGTGATATAGAAAAAGCAATGAAAGAAGCCCACGCGTTCGCGGACAGGGAACTAAAGAAAGCACGTAGCAGTGTGTCTGAACTACGCCCTAAGATTGTAGAGTACGCCTTTGGTACTGTAGAAATTAGTAGGATACATGCGGTAGGTGTTGCAGTTGTGTTGATGATACTAGGAGCATGGTTTGGGTAATGTAACGGATATTAACGAGTTTAAGCGTGCCAAAGAAGTAACCTCTAATTTCCCCGAAACTGACGGAGACTACCTGACTATAATAGTAGGAGAAAAAGAGGGGGAAGAACTAATACTTATAGAGCAGTGCGAGATGGAAGGTACTGTGGAGCATAAGAATACTATATGTATGGATAAGGATATGTTGCACACGTTGATAGCTGAGTTAGTAGTGGTCGCAGGTATCCTAGAGGGTAAAGAATCGGAATGAGTAGATATATAATATTATTTCTAGGTACGCGTTACGTGGATGGTATGTACACTGACAAAGAAATGGCTGAAGGGGTTATGGAATATTTCGCAAATGAAAAATTTCCTAGCTTACAGTTTACATTAGGAGAGGCACCGAAAGGCTTTGCAGTAACTGATGACATATTTTGGTCTAGGCATCACGACAGTATAGTTAAACTTGATTGCCTCCGATCTTATTCGCGGGGGTTACGTTGAGCATTGCACCGTGGTCGTTCTCAAAGATTAAGTCGTTCGAGCAGTGCCCTAAGAAGTTCTACCACCTCAAGGTGGCAAAGGACTACAGGGAGCCAGAGACAGAGGCCATGCTATATGGCACTGCCGTACACCTTGCCGCAGAGGAATACATTAGGGATGGCACTCCGCTACCCGAAAAGTACAACTACTGCAAAGACGTACTTGATGTACTGAATGGCATAGAAGGTGAGAAGCTGTGCGAGTTGGAGATGGGGCTTACTGAGAACCTAGAGCCATGCGGGTTCCGAGATGACAACGTGTGGTGGCGTGGTATTGCCGATTTAGTTATCCTAAACAAACGCACCAAAACAGCTTATGTGGTAGACTACAAGACAAGTAAAAATACTAGGTACGCTGATAAAGGCCAGTTAGAACTGATGGCTATGAGCATGTTCAAGATGTACCCCAAGCTAGAGAAAGTGAAGGGCGGCCTATTATTTGTAGTGTGTGGTGAGTTAATAAAGGAAGACTACTCCAAGCCGGATGAGCCTAGGCTATGGGAGAAGTGGTTATCAGACTACAGCCGCATGGAACAAGCATTTGAAAATGATGTGTGGAATGCCCACCAAAGTGGATTGTGTCGTAGGCACTGTATCGTTACAGAGTGCGTACACAATGGGAGAAACTAATGCGCAGTAAAAGAAAGAAGCAGGTCAATGCCCCTGTCGGCAGTAAAGCGTTCGAGGCTAGGATGGAGCGACAACGTGCCAGACGCAAGATGGACAGAGAAGGTAAAGACGCTAACGGTAACGGTAAGGCTGACAAGCGTGAAGGTAAAGACGTTAGTCACAAGAAGGCACTGAGCAAAGGTGGCACTAATAAGGACGGTGTTACAGTAGAGGATCGCTCAAAGAACCGTAGCCGCAACTATAAAAAGAAAGGCAGTAGAAAGCCTAGGTAAAGAACTCCCTATTGGTATGGGTTGACGCGTGCTTGATGCGTCGTTAAATGATGTTGTGTCCTTTCCTTGGGACACCTATTACACCTCCGTGGTAGGTACGCGACATAAAATCGAGTAGTCCGAAGGGGGCGCGTTTGGGATATTTCGCGCTCCGATCATAAGTAGACTTAGCCCTATCTATGGACGAAGCAGGGCCATTAAACTTTTTCGCGTGACGTGGACACCCACTTCATGCTATTTCGTATCGGAGCGATAAATGAAGATAGTAGATGATAAGGCGTTATTACTTACGCTACGTAACCCCGCAAAGGTTACATCGGTTATACCAAAGAGCAGGGAGTTAGCAAACAACCAAGTACTTGTTAACTGGGGATTAGAAGAGACACAGGTACTGCGCAACATGAACATCAATGCGCCATCCCCCATAGAATCTAAGTACGATTGGACAGGTAAGTACACTCCGTTCGATCACCAGAAGACTACAGCTAGTTTTTTCACGTTGAACCGCAAGGCTTTCTGCTTTAACGAACAGGGTACAGGTAAGACTGCCAGTGCTATATGGGCGTCAGACTACCTGATGAAGCAGGGGGTGATACGTCGAGTGTTGGTGGTGTGCCCTCTATCTATTATGGACTCTGCGTGGCGTAACGACTTATTCAGTTTTGCTATGCACCGCAAGGTAGACGTGGCGTATGGGGCGAAGGCTAAACGCGCTAAGATAATCGAGGGCGATGCTGAGTACGTGATAATAAATTATGACGGGGTGGAGATCGTAGCAGACGCCGTGGCTAACGGGGGGTTTGACCTCATAATAGTTGACGAGGCTACGCACTACAAGAACCCACAAACGAAACGATGGAAGACCATGAACAAGTTAGTGGGGCCAAGTACGTGGTTGTGGATGATGACAGGTACTCCCGCCGCGCAAAGCCCTACCGATGCGTATGGCATAGCCAAACTTGTTAACCCCAATGGAGTGCCTAGGTTCTTTGGGTCATTCCGCGACCAAGTAATGCGTAAGGTAACAAACTTTAAGTGGGTACCGAAAGAAGATGCTACCAACACAGTGCATAGGGTACTGCAACCCGCCATACGATTCACCAAGGAAGAGTGCCTAGACTTACCTGACATGGTGTACACCAAGAGAGAAGTGCCTTTGACTAGGCAACAGACTAAGTACTATAAAGAATTAAAGAATAAGATGGTAATGCAGGCGGCAGGAGAACAGATAAGCGCCGCCAATGCCGCAGTTAACATGAACAAGTTATTACAAATATCCGCAGGTGCGGTATACACCGACGATGGGGACTCTCTTGAGTTTGATATATCCCCCCGCTATAAGGTACTCCGAGAAGTAATAGATGAGTCTAGTAAGAAGGTGTTGGTGTTCGTACCGTTCAAACATACGATTGATCTACTGACTAACAAGTTGCGTGATGATGGTATATCTACGGAAGTAATACGTGGAGACGTGAGTGCCGGTAAGCGTACGGAGATATTCAAACGGTTCCAAGAAGCTGATGATCCCCGAGTGTTGGTCATACAACCTCAGTCAGCGGCGCACGGTGTAACACTAACTGCGGCAAACACGGTGGTATGGTGGGCACCGACAAGTTCCTTGGAAACCTACGCACAGGCTAACGCTCGTGTACACAGATCAGGACAAGATCACAAATGTACCGTTGTGCAGCTCCAAGGTTCGCACGCAGAGAAACGTGTTTACGCACTGCTTGACAATAGAATAGACATTCACACAAAAATGATAGACCTTTACAAAGAAATACTTGACTAGCTAACAATAAGGCAATAAAGTGTACGTCCCGTTAGTAAAGGAGCGTATAATGAGTGAAGTAAAGTCTACCGCTGAACAGTTAACCAAGGTTTATCTCAAGATCAAAGATAAGCGTTCAGAACTATCGGCGGCGTTTAAAGAAGAAGACGGCAAACTGACTGAACAGATGGACAAGGTAAAGAAAGCCTTGTTGGAATACTGTAAAGAGCAGGGCGTCGATAGTGTAAAGACTTCAGCAGGATTGTTTTATAGGTCTGCCAAGACTAGGTATTGGACTAGTGATTGGAGCAACATGCACGAGTTTGTTTTGGAGCATGAAGCACCCGAGTTACTTGATAAGCGACTCAACCAGACGAACATGAAGCAGTTCCTAGAAGAGAACCCCGACCTTGTACCTAAAGGTCTTAACGTAGACTCAGAATATGTAGTCTCAGTGAGGAGAAAATAATGGCGGCATTTGTACCAGTCGAAGATGTAGCGAAGCACTTTGCAGTGTCTATCTCTACTGTGCGTGCATGGATACGCACTAATAAAATCCCAAGCGATACCTATGTAAAGATAGGCTCTACTTATCGGTTTAAGTTGCCGGAGTTAGAAGCCGAACTTTTGGGTAAGCCTGCGGTAGTTGTAGATGAAGCACCCCAAGGCGACATGATGTATGAGCAGTTAGAGTTAGACTTGGATGAAGACGCCTGATGAGCAGTAACGGGCTACGCCGAATCAGCATACGTGGTGGCAAGTTTCACGTTATAGCTGATGGTGAAGAAGTTACTAGGGACTTAGGCTATATGGATGTGGTGATAGTAAATGCCGCACCAGTATCTCGCGCTTACTATGGCGATGCGTATGACCCCAATAGGGTTGCGGTACCAACGTGTTGGTCTTCTGACACACAGGTACCTTCAGTAGATGTACCCCAAGAGCAACGGCAAGCAATGCGTTGTATGGACTGCCCTCAAAATATAAGAGGTTCAGGCCAGTATGGGGGTAGGGCTTGTCGGTTCTCTCAACGACTAGCAGTTGTATTTGGGGATAACCCCGAAGAGGTGTATCAGTTACAGATACCTGCCACGTCTATATTCGGCAGTACCAATAGCGGAGACATGGGTATGCAAAACTATGCTCGGTTACTCGCTAAACATGACACACCTGTAGTTACTATCACCACCAAGATTTACTTTGATGAGGGTAGTACAGTACCAAAACTTTGCTTTAAGCCGGTAGACCGTTTAGACGAAGACACACTTGAGAGGGTTTCGGCCATGATTGACCACGAAGATACTATTCGGGCGATCACTATGTCTATCCCTATAACAAGTGAACCTGTGTCTCCGTTCAGTGCGGTGGAAGGTTTCGAGTTAAATGCAAACTAATTAATTAGGATTTATCAGATGGCTACAAATAATCAATATGTAATCTCAAACGTCGAAGCCCTATGGCCTCGTATCAATAAGACTTACAAGTTCGACAACGCAGAGAACCGCACTGTACCGTGTGACGCGTTTGACGAAGGCGCTAAGTATGAAACCCGCTTCCGTATGACTAAAGACCAAGCCAAGGCTCTGTTCATGGAAATGGTTAAAGCGTATGAAGCCAAGAAAGAAAAGGGCTGGCCTGACAAGTTCGACATGCCCTTCAAGAAAGAAGAAGATGGCACTTACACGCACAAAGCATCACTGAAAGGGGCGTACGGTAAAGATGCTACGTTTAAACCTGTACAGTACGATGCAAAAAGCGTTAAACTACCAGACGACTTCATGCTTACCACAGGTAGCACAGTCAATGTAGCAGTTACGTTTACTCCGTACAACATGCGCGAAGCAGGTGTATCTCTACGACTACGTGCAGTACAGGTTATCAAGTACGTACCTATGGAAGCCGCATCACCGTTCGGTGCTGTAGAGGGAGGGTTCCAGTTCTCTGCGGAAGAAAATCCGTTTGAAATAGCTGAAGCCCCCGCTAAAGCCCCTGCGGAAGCAGTAACTGATGAGTTGTTTGGGGATGATGAACCCGCAAAAGTCGAGGAGCCTAAGAAGGTAGTTAAGAAGAAGGCACCCGCACCAAAAGCATCTGACGATGCACTGGCTGATATAGTAGCCGACTGGGACGACTAGTCCCTGCAAGACTGAACTGTAGCTAGGACATATTCCGAAAAGGGCGTGCAAGCGCCCCTGCTACAATACCTCTCGGATTTAGGTATTTATTATGCAAGTAGAAGACTTTTTAAGAAGGGTACTGGGGGAAGATGGGCACTACTGCTTATTCTCTTTCCGTACAAAAGATGACAGGAGGGTACAGAAGTTTTACACCTCCGTAGGGGATATGGCTGATGCCGCACGTGACCTAGATAGCAAAGGATATGATTCTTATTTTGCACTTAGTACATTTAAAGAAACAAACTCACGTAAAGTAGGTAACGTACACCAACTCAAGTCTTTCTTTTTAGACCTCGACTGCGGGGCTACCAAAGACTACCCAGATCAAGATAAAGCCCTTGTAGCATTACAGGGGTTCTGTAAGACGTTATCACTACCCAAACCTAAACTGGTTAACTCTGGCCGTGGCGTTCACGCATACTGGTTCCTTTCGGAGTCGATAGGGTTGGACGACTGGCTACCTGTAGCAGAACGTCTAAAGAAGTTATGTGCTGAACACGGACTACTGGCTGACCCCGCTGTCACCGCCGATGCCGCTAGGGTACTGCGTGTACCTACTACGCACAACTACAAGACCGACCCACCATCACCTGTAGAGTTCTTTGGAGATGACCATCCTGATGACGTAGACTTTGACAAGTTCTCTACGCTATTGGGAGGGGGGTTGATACCAGTTCCCAAGAAAATGACCCCGTCCGGTAGCAACGCTGTCATGGATGCGTTGATGGGTAACAAGCAAAACAAGTTTAAAGACATCATAGCTAAGACCATGAACGGCACTGGTTGCGACCAGATAAAGACTATATGGAAAGACCAAGAGAATTGCAGTGAACCCATGTGGAGGGCGGGACTGTCTATCGCTAAGTTCTGCGTGGACTCCGAATCTGCGGCTCACAACATATCTAAGAAGCACGAGGGGTACACTCCCGAAGACACACGGGAGAAGATGGAACTGATTAAAGGCCCGTACAAGTGTACGTCTTTTGACGAGTTTAACCCTGACGTATGCCCGAACTGTCCTAACTGGGGCAAGATAAAATCCCCCATAGTGTTAGGCAGTAGCGTGGTGGAGGCAACGGAGGCAGACAACATCGTAGAAGTACCCGCGTTAGACCTCCCCTTTGCACCTGCTACTACCTACGTTATTCCGGCGTACCCTAGACCATTCTTTAGGGGAACCAACGGCGGTGTTTATATACGGACTACCAATGCCGAGGGCGACCCTGACGAGAAGGTCGTGTACCACAATGACCTGTACGTGGTTAAGCGTATACAAGACGTGGAGATGGGTGAAGCTGTAGTTGTTAGACTACACCTGCCTAAAGATGGAGTGAGGGAGTTCACAATCCCGCTTACCTCCGTTACCTCCAAAGAAGAATTACGGAAGCAGATGTCCATGAACGGGGTTGCTGTTTCGAGGATGGACGATCTTATGACTTATATGACTACTTGGGTAAACGAGTTACAGGCTACCAGCGTTGCAGACGAAGCACGTAGGCAGTTTGGATGGACTGATGATTCGTACACATCGTTTGTAGTAGGCAACCAAGAAATATTTGAAGATAGTATAAAGGCCAATCCTCCTTCCACTCCTACGGTGGGCTTGTTCCATGCGTTTGAACCCAAGGGTACTTTGCAAGAGTGGATCGACATGGCTAACTTCTACGACCGTGACGGGTTTGAACTACATCAGTACATAGTTGCGTCCGCGTTTGGATCACCTCTTATGGCACTTAGTCCGGTAGCTTGCTCGGGGTTCCACGTGCATAGTAAGGAGAGTGGCCTTGGTAAGACTACTGCTATGTTCGTAGGGGCATCTGTATGGGGCAACCCCGAAGAGTTAGTGCTGGATAAGAACGATACGCAGAACTCTAGGATGCTACGTGGAGAAGTGTACCATAACCTGCCACTGTACATTGACGAGATGACTAACGCTAAAGGCGACGACCTATCAGACATGGTGTACCAACTGACTGGGGGTAAGCAGAGGAACCGCATGACTGGCGGTGGAGCAAATACGGAACGGGCACGCGGTAAGCCTTGGAGCCTACAGGCTGTCACTACAGGTAACACTAGCATCATCGAAAAGATAAGCATGTACAAGAATGGGCCGAAGGCGGAGGCTCAACGTATGCTAGAGACCAAGGCAGTTAAGCTGTTTAAAGAAGCGGGAACTAAGAGCATTACTGATGCTCACGCACGCAACGCTGTGTCTATATACGGCCACGCCGGAACGGTTTACATACAGTACGTTATGAAGAACCTAGAAGAAGTAAAGAAGCTACGCGACTCCGTGCAGGCAAAGATAGATGAAGTGGCAGGACTCACCGCTGAGAACCGATTCTGGTCAGCAGGTGCGGCAAACAACCTGACAGGTGTACTCGTGGCTAAGAAGATAGGGCTAGTTAACTACGACACTAACAAGCTGTTTAAGTATGTTATCAAGTTACTACGTGAGAACTTAAATGCGGTAGCTGACATGGGTTCTTCTGCGGCAGATACCCTCAACGACTATATCCACGAGCATTGGGGTAGCATACTTAAAATTAAGAGCAGTGACGACCTACGCAAGAATCAGGGCAACGGCATGGACGACCTAGTTATACCCGAACTAGACCCTAAAGTGCGGCTAGTTGGTAGGTATGAGACTGACCTCAAACGTGCGTACCTAATACCTAAACCACTGAAGGCATGGTGTGGGCGACAGCAGATAAACTACGGATCGTTTATACAGGAACTCAAAGATGGCTTTGGGGCTAAGACCACTAAGGTGCGACTTACTAAAGGTACTACTACCGTGTTACCTCTAACGCACGTGTTGTTTGTGGACTGCTCTAAGGTAGATGTAGAGACACAGTAACGTGTTAATGGTAGATGACATATCCCCTGACGGAATAAAAATCGTAACAAACTGGGGCGCTATGCACGTGGGAGCATCTGTGTTTATACCGTGTCTAAACACACAAGTAGCTAAAGAACAGGTTGTAAAGCTGTTTAAACGTAAGAAATGGCAAGTTAAAACAAAAATAGCCATAGAAAATGGCAAATTAGGTATACGTATCTGGCGGACTATATGATACTATATGGGACGTAGTGGGACTCTCCCCTGACTCACTATGGTTATACCCCTCTCAACCCCCTGCTCGTTTCCGAGGCGACAGGGGGTTTTTTATTAATACCCTTTGTTGTACTGCATGTTACTAACCATTATCGCGTGTTGCATCAGCGGGTTTACAGTAACTCCGTTGTGCATCTTAGCTGACGTAGCCATGTGCGATTTAACTGACTTCATTATCTGCTCAGGAGTTACCGCCACAGTAGGGTGTCGGTTGTTATGGGCTATTATATCTTTTAGCACTTCCCCCATAGTTTCGTGATCGCCCATTCGTTGTGCAATGTAGAACTTCTTAGTGAGCATAGACCGCTTAGAAGTAATGGCTTTTTCTACTCCTTTGTTCCGTGCAGATATTTCTTGACGGTACGTATATTCCGCAGGGGGGAATCCGAAAGCCTGCGCCGCAAAATCGCCTACAGTCATGTCATCGTATATAGGGTCTTTCCTGCGAGATTGTATACCGCCTTCTCTTGCGTAACGCCCTACGGTGCTACGGTACAAATTAGTAATACCGGCAGGCATAAGGCTCTCCATACCACGCTCAAAGCTACCGTACTCGCTTGAGTTGAAGTCATCGTATGCACGCTTGAGTCTAGTGCCTGTGCTTAATGCGGGGCCGCCCAAGTAGAACCCTAGGCTCTCTTCGAGAGATGGGTCTTTGTTAAACCTGTTCTCCTGCAACACTAGGTTACTTAAACTTACACGTGAGGCTACATCCGTACCTGTTAGCGCGGTGACTGCACCTTTGTACCAACCTTCACCTAAGTATTTACGTGTTATGGTGCGAGCATCGTCCTCTTCATCATCCAAGAACATGTCAGCTATCATAGTGACTGCGCCATATAGCGGAAGCCCCTGCACCCCAGCAAAGAATAACGCCGACATGTGTGTACCCAACATCTGTTTAAACGCCATGTTGCGTAGTTCCTTACCCTCAGCGTCATTAGCAAACATATTATCTGAAGCTAACTTAGCAGATTTCAACATGGTGTAGTACATCTGTAGGCCGTAACTCTTATACATCAAAGCCACACGCCCGATACCCTGCTGTGAGTACCCTGCCGCAGTCTCTAGTACGGAACCGCCGTTGGTTTCCTGTGCAAAGTATAGGGCTTCTTCCGCCGCTAACTCCATACGCGCTTCGGAACTACTAGGCACGTCTACAAACTTGGCCTGTACCGCACTGTAGAACTTCTTATCTCCTTCAGCCTTGTGCATAGCATCTAGCTTGTCTAGGTTGAGGTCGTATGACGCGGCTACGGTTGTCTGGCGGTTAAACCTTTCTGCCGCGTTAAACATAACAGCAGACAGGGCAGACGTACTATCTAGGAATCTAAGCGCGGGGTTCTTGTTCTTTTTACGCCCTACGTCATTCACGCCTAGCTGGTCGGCTATAGTAGAGTGATGTATCTGTCCACGATTCTTAGCCATCTTTACTAGAGGTATCATACGATTGAAGTGCTTTATCTTCGCGTCAGCTTCCGCCTTGGTAGCAGAGGTATCCCGTATTTTCTTCTCTTGAGAAGGTTTTAAGGTGTACACATCGTCCCTAGTAACGACTCCGTTAGCATCAGTAGTGCTAACTTCTTTAATGTCGTAGTACTCGTCGATAGATATTTTAGATGCACCCACAAACTTGGACGCCCTACCCAAAGCGGCTGTAGATTCCATAGCCCCAAATTTACTTGTTAGGTATGGCCCAACTACTAGAGGTATCTGCGACAAGTTAACAAGTGCTGACGAGGCGTTGAAACCAATGGTGTAGATAAAGGCTGTCTGGTTAGCGCGTTGGAAGTACGGCTCCGTTCCTTTGTTCTTAGCGCCTCTCCGTGCAAAATCTGCACGTTCCAGCATTTCATCTCTAACCCTACCGAATGTATCTCCGTTAACGCCTTTAGGAGCGCCCTTGTCATACACTTCATCTATGGCTCTTTCAATCGCACGTATATCTCCACCATAACGCATCTTCTCTATTTGAGCGCCAAGGTCGTAACCTTTTACTTGCATACCTAGCCCAGCATCTTGGATGTACCCAAGGGTGTTCTTACGCTTTTGTAGAGACTTAGCAAAAGAAGTTTCTGGGAGAGACTCGATAAACAACCGCATGACTTGCTCTTGCATTTCCGCGTCTTTATCCTGCCCACTTGCAGATATTACGTCTAGTACGTCAGCTACGAAAGAACCTGCGGGAGCACTCTTCCAACTAGACTTCCTAGTGTCCGCATTATATGACTCTACTGTACCTTCTACAGTGTCGGCGTCATCTTGGACTGTCCTCAAGGCGCTATCCCGCTCTCCCTTAGTTTCAAACATAAGGAATACTGGTTCTTCCCGTATGTTACCGTTGTCGTCAGCGATGCGAGTAGAGTAAGACAGCTTATAGTTACCTTGGCGTATAAGAGGGAAGTACACATCCATAGTCTTGCTATCTAATAGACGTTCGTTCATCTCTTTCTTTATCTTCGCTTTAGTAGAACTAGGCGTGTTATCACCTATTGCGTCTATCTCGCGGTTAATAACAGATATAAGGTCTTCGTGCATACGCTTGTATTCTGCACGCAGAGCGGTGAACTGATCCCTACCGCCTTTGTTTAACTTCTTCCATTGCTCTTGGTTGGCTTTCCACACTTCAAATAGATTTCTGTCGTCTAGTGCAGTCTGCCCGCTGTATTTCTTTTTAGCTTCCGCCTCAGTAAGGGTAGGGTCTACCTGATATATGGTAGCGCCGTGTTCTTGGCTGTAGATAATGTTATCTAGCAACTGCTTCTGCTCTACGTTCTTCTTGGCCCACTTGTTGTAAGCCTCCAAGACCTTCTCTATCTTACCATCCGCTCTTGCGATAGCCCCCCGCTGTTCCTCGAACTTGGCGTGTAGCTTTATGCCTAACTGACCAAACCCATTGTTTCTGGCCACATCGCCCAGTGCTTGAGAACCTGTTAACTTGAGAAGGACTTCTTTAGCCGTACCTTTAACGCCGCTGTTTAAGAAGTCCGTAGCACCTTCAATGAAAGACCGCTTGGAGCCAGTAGACACGCGCTTTTGGATGTCCGTCATATCGTCCATTACTTTTCTAACACCGTCTTGGGTAGACACCATGTTCATCGCGGGTGCGTCTATGGTATTAATGTTAGGTGACAGCATGGTGAGTATAGCCGCATCAGCGGAGTCCAACGCAGAACCTACAGGCTTAGTGTCCATGCCGATAAGTCTTCGTACAAAGTTAGTAACTGCACGGTAGAATCGCTCTAAGGCACTGATGTCTTGGCCTTTCGGGTTGATAGACGCTAGCTTGTGCTGGAAGTCGGGATTACTGAACGCCTCAGCGACAAACTCGTTAAGGTTCTTTGCGCCGTAAGCTGTGTCTAAGTACGGCTTAACGTCTTCGTACAACTTGTTTAACTGCTTAGTTGCTGGGTGTGACTTGTTCTTCAGCACGTTAATAGTAGCCGCGTGCGTAGTCTCATGCAGTAAAGCATGTATGGTCAGGGGCATATTCGAGTTAAGTATTACGGTGTTGATCTTAGGATCAAACAAACCTGCAACGTCACTTCTGTCCCCAATGTCGTAGCCTTTGTCTTTTATAGCGGCCTCATTAGCCAACTCTATCTTGGTATCCCCTGTGTTTTCAGCCAATGCTCTAGCTATCTGCTTCACGCGTTTACTCTTAGCACTCTTAGCAAGGGACTGCAATGCGCCTTTTAAATCACCTTTCTTCAACAACGCGCTAACGTCTTTAGGCAAACGCTCCATAGCCTCGACAGTTACCTTGGGGTCTAGTTCCAAGTTAAGTATGTCAATCTTACCGCCGCCCGCTAGGAAGTTTACCGTGTCAGTCGCTATCCTTGCCGATACTTGTGCGGGGGACATATCTTCAGCAAGAGGTGGTGTGGTAGCGGTCTTGGCCTTACCTTGCACATTCTCTACGGCTTCGGCAATGGTCGCCAGTTCTTGTTCTTTCTTACTTAACTTTCGTTGTGCCCTAGGAGTCTCTTCGACTACTTTCTCGGCTTTCTTTTTGGGCTTTTTACGGTCTGGGATTACCTGTACCTTACCCTTACTAGCTTTTTCTATCTTCTTATTTCTTGCTTGTTCTTGACGCGTCTTTCTATCTTCTACTAGTTGGGCTTCTGCCGCTTTAGTACCGCGCTCATCAATGGTTTTCTGGGCCGCAGTTGCTCTTTCTTTAGCGACTTGCAGTTGCCTATCCAGTTGGGCGTTAGTCTCTGCACTGAGGTTGTCTTTAGCCCACGATAGTACCGCTTGAGCATTGGCTCCGCCTGTACCCTGTAAGTTTTCTGCGAGCGGGTCTACACCTGTAGGTAGCGTACCGCTAGGCTTAGTCTCTTTTGCCTCGTCATAGACTCTATACTTTTTGCTCTGTGGATCACCCGCTTCGCTAACAGCATTGATAAGTGCATCAGCAGGAGTGTCGAACTGGTTTAAGTATTTTTGCACTACTTTAGCTTGCGCCTGCGTTTCTTTTGCCCCCTCGGTAAGGTCTTTACGAACCTGTCTTGGGAAAGTTGTACCCTTTAACGTCTCTAGCTTTGATGTATCTTGATCCAGTGCAGAATGGCGACCTATAAACTGGTCACTTTTGTTAAACTTAAACTTGTTTGTGTCTGGATTAATGGTACGCACAGGAGGAGCAGTCTTTGCCGCAGGAGCCTCGGCAGTGCTAGAGGGAGTGAACCCGACCTCTTCCGGCTTCTTCTGCATATCTGTTTTGGCGGTGGGTAACTTTTTACCAGTTAACTTCTTAACTGTCTGCGCTACCGTAGGAGACACGGAAACCTGCGCTTCGCCCTTTACGGGTATATTAGCCTGCGCAAGTAATGCCTTAGCCTGCGCGTCGGGTTGTTTGCCACTAACTTGTTGTTCGGCTTCTTTTACAGGTATACCTTTTAACTCTGCCACTGCTTTTGCTGTAGCTTTTTGTCGGGCTAATGCACCACGCTTAGTTCCTTTTCCTGCTCTAGCAGGGCTAGTGCCTTCGACAGGGCTGTCCAATCCTGCAACGTCAGTTGGTGCAGTATCTCTGGCACCTTCAGGGGTCTCTCTCCCTGCCACGACTGCTGGACTATCTTGAACGCTGTCTCTACCTCTTTCTGTGTCAACTGCTGTAGTAAGTCCACTTTCGTCTCCAGTTTCGATAGCACGGCGGGTCACGCCTTGTCTCTTGGCGGCGGTCTTACTCTGCATACCACCTAAAGGTTGCTGCTGTTGAGTTTGTTTAGGCTTACGCTCCTTAACTTGTGCTTCTAACTGCGCTAGTGCCGCTCTGTTCTCGGTTGCTACGGCGGCATCTCTAGCCTCTGCTTCTGCAACATCGAGGGTACCTTCAAATAGTACGGCGTATTCTTGCTCTATAGCACGTTTTTCTTCTGCGTCTCTAGCCGCCTGAGCTTCGTCTTCTGCGAGCATGGCTTCAATCTCAGCCGTCTCTTCCATGTCCCGTATCTGTTCGTCTTCTGCGCGGGCTACCATGTCAGGTTGTTCAGATATAGCTTCTTGGTCTGCCGCTTCTGCCGCTTTCCTACGCTCTCGCGCTATCTTTTTACGTCCATACCCAGCTAAGATTTGTTCTGCTAGTTCCGCATCTTCCGCAGAACTATTTTCGTCTGCTACTATAGCTTCTAGTTCCGCAAGTTCTGCATCTTCTAGTTCAGCCGCAAATAAATCTTCTTGGGTGTCTCCGCGCTTATCTCTGGCTTCTTGTTGGCGACGTTCAAACTCAGACTGCGCACGCCTATCGCGTACATCTGCACTGGGCATGTCCCCCAATGCTACTTGATCTTCTGCTTCTTGCTCTCTTCTAGCTTCGTCTCGCGCTCTACTAGCTTCTTCTTGTTGCGCACGGGTGCCAGCTTCTCCGGTAGGACTTACTACTATGTCATCTGATGGCGCGGGGAGTAGCCCTGCGATTTCTACCGCTTCTTCGTCAGTTATGTCAGGAGCTTCGCCGCCATCGGCAGTGCGAGAACGCCCCTTAACAAGTACGTCTGTAAGCGCCTGTAATATGGCACCTGCACCGCCTCCTATGGTAGCTTCATCGAGCACACCAGCATTGAGTAGTTCTGCTTCGGGGTCATACCCACGAGCGTTAAGGTTCTGTAATATTGCGGCAGCGGCTTCCTGTGCGCCTTCAGTTACGCCGGTAGCTGCGGCACTACGCACACGACTGCCCATGCCTGATATGGCTTGTGGGCCAAGTTTGTCTAATACTTTTTGTACGCCGGGAATCTGAAGTCCCTTGGCGATTCTACCTAGGGGAGCAATCTCAGTCAGGCCGATAGCGGTACCACGGAGGGCGGCGGCACTTCTTTCTTCTTCGGTAGCACCGAACTCTCGTGCGCGTTCACTTGCCTCACCTGCACCTGCACCGCCAGCAATAACGCCTGCAACAGGTAGCGCAGCGGGGCCAAGAAGTGCGGTGGGTAGCAGTGCGCCTATAGAACCAATGCCAGAGGCTAGCTTATAGGATAGGGCTTCTTTGTCTCCACCTTCGGGACGGAAAGACTCGGCCACACGCTTGATCTTGTCACGTGCTTTGTCTTCTGCTTCCTCCTCGAATAAAGCAGCGCCACCAAGAGCGGCAGACTCGTACATACCAACGGCACCAGCACCAAGTCCTGATAACACGTTCTCAACAAACCCTGCGTCCCCCCTATCTTTTTTTGCTACTTCTTGGCGTAGCATTAACGTGAGTTCTTGTACAACCTCGTAATCGCCATCTTTGTATGCTAGGTCAATAGCCCTAGAGATTTGTTCGATAGAAGCCATGTAGCTTAGTCCTTTTTATGGGCCAGATTGTGCGGCTTGCAGTGTATTCGCAGCACGCTGACTAGCAGTCTGTCCAGAAGTACCGCCTGTCTGCGTAGTGTTAGTTTTACCTAAAGTACTTTGTATTTTTGACTGTAAGCTAGTTGTAAGTTGGTTAGTATACCCACCTTGCTGTTTAAGTTGAACCAAGAAATCTTCATATATCTTTACGAGTTCATCAATTTTAGCCTTATCTTTTAGCCCTAAGAACCTAGCCTCTATACTTTTTAGCTGTGCTTGTGCGGCTTTTATCTCAGCTTCATCTTTGATAGGATCAGATGTCTGTATTATATTGTTTAGCCTCGCTATTTCTGGTCGTATCGCTGCAAAATGTGTCTCTCTAAGGTCGTTACTTTCACCAATTAAACCCTTAATGGAACTTGCAATATCTTGTAAGCTAGCTTGATTTTGTACTAACTCTCGTAACTTAGCCTCGCCACTAACACGTATGGCATCAATCTTGTTCTTAATGCCGTTTTGATTAGTCTCGTACATTCTATCAGCTTCTTTAGAAGCCAGCTCAAGGTCGCTTTTGCTAACAGTAGCTATAGTATTCATAGCGGCAGCTACGTCGTTAGTGTACACCTCAAACGCTTTTGCGGCGTCTGCGTTTATGTCTTTTACTACCTTGTTCTTTGCTTCCGCGTTCTTGACGAACATATCACGCTGTTGCAGTACGCTATTCTGCCGACTTGCAGCTAAGTCACGATCAAAACGTCCACGCGCCGCAGCAGCAGACCCGCTAGTACCACCCACCATAAGCCCTTCTAATGCGGAGGCTCTTCTTCTCTTAGCTACTGCCTCTGGGTCTAATGCTGCCCTATCTAACTCTTCTTTTTGCTTCAGGTAGCCAGCTAAACCTTCTTGGTATTTTTCTACCCCATACCCGCCCTTTGCAGCATCGTCAGCGGCAAGCCTAGTTATCTCTTCTTTTTTCTTTTCTTCGGGGTCTACGTTCATACGGTCATCTAGTTTGCCCATAAACTTCTTACCCAGTCTGTCAGTCAACTGAGTTTGGCTTATACCAGAGGTATCAGGTGCAGCAGTGGCTAGAGCCGCCGCAAGTTGGTCATCGACACTCATACCTTGTCCGGTAGCAGCAATACCGCCGGTAGCAGGAGCAGTAGTTCCAGTAGCAGGAGTAGTTCCAGTACCAGCAGGGACAGTAGCAGGAGTAGTTCCAGTAGCAGGAGTAGTTCCAGTAGCAGGAGTAGTTCCAGTACCAGCAGGGGCAGTAGCAGGAGTAGTTCCAGTAGCAGGAGTAGTTCCAGTAGCAGTAGCAGGAGCGCCAGCAGGAGTAGTTCCAGTAGCAGGAGTAGTTCCAGTAGCAGTAGCAGGAGCGCCTGCCGTTGGCTTCGATGAATCGGGTATTCCGAGACGACTTTTTATCGCTTTTTCCGCTTCGGCTTTTTTGGCTGCTGTGGCTTCCTTACGCTCTCTTATCACCTTAGAGATAGGCATTTCAGGTACGGTAAACTCTTTACGTTGCTTTACGTACTCTTTGTCTATGTACTGTTGTAACGCGTCTTTTTCTCGTTGGGGTAAAAACTTATATTCTTGCGCCGTCATACCCAAGGCTTCTAGTGCTTGATCAAACCTACTTAGCTTCCCACCTTCTTGGTACCCGACAATACCGCCTGAAGCCATACCTTGCATGTTAGGGCGTGGTTGGCCAGCAATACCTTGTGGGGCACCTTGAGGGCGTTGTTGGGGGGCAATACCCATAGCTTGTTGTTTTTGTTGAGTGCGCTTTTGTTTTTCCTTCAACACGCCAGCTACTTGTCCCGCCATCTCGTTTTTATTCATGCTTACAAGCTGTTGCTCGTATTGCTCTGCGATGGTGCCGGGAGTTTGCTCGGCTTTTAACGCCATGTCTCTGGAGGCAGTTTCTTTCTCAGACTTGAGTTTTTGCATAGCGAGCAAGTCCATCAACTCTTGATTTTGAGAGTATCTTTTCTTTAGGACTTCGGGGTTGCTTCTATACGCATCTGCTTTTTTATCTACTAAGCTATCAATGCCGCCGGACTGTAACATGTGTATCTCCTGAAACTTTGTGTTTTGCTATTTGATTATGTAGTAGTACCGCCACCAGCATTAGCAGTCGCGCTTGCCGCTCCTCCAGAACTACCCTTAGTAGTCAGTTCGTCGTATAAATCTTGCAGTACCTTACTTGTACTAGTAATTTGCGCGGCAGTGCTAGGCGCAGTGTAAGATTGTGACTGTGCTTCGAGGGGTAAGCCTTGCAACAACGACTGCATGTACTGTACTTGCTTGTACGGGAACTCTCGCTCTTCTGCAAACTGAGAGTAGTCTGCGGCCATACCTTCAGACTCGATACCTCTCTGGATAGCGCCAAGCCCCTCCTGCTGTGCCATAACATCAAACCCATACTTATTACGGGCGGCTTGCTCTTTGTTATACTGATCTCGCGCTACATCGTACGCGGTTTCATACCCTTTACCTGTTATGCCCGCAAGGTTTGTTTGTAGGTTGCGTAGCCCTTCTGATTCCATAATAGCCTGACGAGAACCACCGAAACCACCTGCGCGAGTAAGTCGGCCTGCGGCAGCTACACGGTCTATCTCTGCTTGCCTACGGGCTTCGTCCAACTGAGGGTTAAGCGAGGCCATAAGGTATGGATTCATATACTGTTGCGCTTGGTCTGCGCCGAAACTAGCTATGCCCATATTAGTAGGGTCAGCATCTAGCTGGCCTGCGGTAGTAAACGCCTGCTCTTGTAAGCCTGATGCTCCGGCACTAAGTGGCCCTGTATAGGCTTCATATCCAGTCTCTGCTAGCGCCGCGCCCCTACCCAGCATGTCAGTAACGTAGTCACCCGCCCAGTTAGACAGAGAAGACTCGGTACCTGCTACTTCAGGCTTAAATGGAGTAGTGTCGCCACCTTCTGCGCCCACTGCTGCTACTGCGCCAGCAACACTAAAATTAGTTTTGGGGCTATAGTTTTTATAGACAGAACCGCCGTTGTTATATGCCTGTGCAATTCCGCCTTGAGCCATCTTAGGCATAAACTTGTTAGGGTCTATTTGTTTACCTTGCTCAGGATTACCAGTACGCGCCTTACGTACGCCGTCCATCATACCGTGTAACTGCTCTGCACCTGCATCAGAATTACCGTTACCTAAGTGACTTACTACATCAGCGGGAATAACGAACTCGCCGTCACTAAGACGGGCTTCTTGCGTACCATCAATAGTTGCGGGAACTTCGTCAGCCATACCGTCAGTCTTACCGCCTAGATAGTAACCCTTGTGCGCGGAGGCTATACCACCTGCCGCCATCATAGGCATTTGTTCTTGCGCTATACCCTGTGCTTGAGATTGAGCTGTAGCTTGCGCCTCTGCAACTGTAGGAATATCAGTTTCGGGACGTTTTGCATATATAGTATCTGAGAAGTACCTGCGCCCTGCCGAACCGGGCCGTCTAGGGGCTTGACCTTCAACAGGAGCAGGCATAGGTACGCGTTCGCGTACAGCTTGTAGTTCAGGAATCTTACCCTGATACCCTATTTTAGGTACTTCAGGTTGAAAGTACTCACTAAGTTCATTCGATATAAACGTATCAGCGAGTCCTGCGATACCGGGATTAACATCTAAGAAATCAGATACCCCTGTCGCTCCTACACTATTAAGTGCGTCTGAGAACCAACCCATTAGTCTTCTCCAATTATTTTCAATAGTCTGTCTGTTCTGTCTTTAACCGCGCCGCCCTTAGCATAAGGACTTGTAAACAACGATTCCTGTTTAGGGGTAGCAAATATACTGTCGCCAAATAGGTCGTACATATAGTCTATTTCTGCTACCCCCATCTGTTTGGTAGTGGCTGTACGTTGTTGCGCCGCCTGTAGCGTAGCTAATTCTCGTGCTCGCTCTTCAAAGTCTCTTTCTTGTTGCTGCTGAGTAATTTGCGTTTGTAACTCCATGTTACGCTCTTGCTCTAGCTGCTGCTCTTGCTCAAACTGCTCTTGCGCTTGTAAGGCTTGATCTGCTGCGATTTGGTCGTTATAAGCATATAACCCTGTCGATGCAAACTGGCCTCCCAAAGTAACATCTTGACCTCCAAATGCTTGTTCTAGCATAGTCTGGTCATTTATGTCAATTACGCCGTCATTGTTAACATCATACTGCAATTGTTGGTCAGTTGGAACAAAAGAAGTAGGGTCTTCAAGCACTTCTTGTTGAGCAATTACATCGGCTACAAAGTCTACGTGTGTCTGATCAACCTCACTAGCGGGCCTACCCACAAAGTCTGCCACGGTCTGTATGTCTAGCCCCAAAGACTCTATCTGCTGTAGCACTGACTCGGATAACGAGGTAACGTCTTCTGACACGCCTGCTATCGCACCTTGAAGCGTCTCTGCGGTAGTGCCTAACTGCCCTGACAACTCCGCAATAGCTTGATTAGTAGCTTCATCTCTAGTTATGCCACTTGCTTCTAGTTCGTCAATTCTGTTCTCTAAAGCAGTTTCTAACTGAGATACATCTTCAGATACAGCTTCTATATCACCGGCAAGTGCTTCCTCAGTAGTACCTAACTGATCTAGTATGCTTTGCTCGGTAGTACCTAGTTGATCTGCTAGTTCTGCAATAGCTTGATTAGTAGCTTCATCTCTAGTTATGCCGCTTGCTTCTAGTTCGTCAATCCTAGCGTTTAGCTCAGTACCTAAGTCAGTTACATCTTCAGATACAGCTTCTATATCACCGGCAAGTGCTTCCTCAGTAGTACCTAACTGATCTAGTATGCTTTGCTCGGTAGTACCTAGTTGATCTGCTAGTTCTGCAATAGCTTGATTAGTAGCTTCATCTCTAGTTATGCCGCTTGCTTCTAGTTCGTCAATCCTAGCGTTTAGCTCAGTACCTAAGTCAGTTACATCTTCA